GGGCGTACTGACGAGGGGTTGGTGTTGTAGGCACCAACGCCACGCTTGAACACCGCCACGAGCGTGCGTGTGCTGGTTTTCTTGGTGGCGGCGGTTTGCTTCTCATTGTGCTTCTTCGCCTTCTCGGCGAGTGCTTTCTTGACTGTTCCTGATACTGCGGCTTTCTCACTCATCGTATGACCCTCGGTGTGTTGTCTTTGAGAACTTTGGTTAGTCTCGCCGATACGGCTGGCCCCGAGCGTCTCATGGCGTACCTGACGGCGGGACGGAGATATGGCTTGGGTGGGAATGGTGCGAACGACATGCGTCCGTACTCGACGACCTGAGCGTATCGGACCCGACTTGTACCGAATCGAACTTCGATGCTCTTGCGGTCTTGGGATTTGACCACCCTACCGGATGCTCTGAGGGAACCAGTCCTAACTGGCACCAATTGCAGAGCCCTATCGAGGATGATACGACCTATCTCTTCCTGAGCGGCCATCGACAATTTGGGTGCTACAAACGCTCCGAGGTACTCAAACATGGCACCCGTGCGCTTGAAAGCCCCGCCCCTGACTTGCACATCCATTAGAACCACATCTTAGAGCCCGCACGGTCCGATTTATCCTCTTGGGCGGTATCACTACCCTCAGGCTCTTCTTCGGCCACAGGGGGCTCCTCTGAGGGCTCAGACGGGGTGTCCGGTTCAGGTTGTCCAGCGCCTCTGTTGATTGCTAACTTCGGGCTGAGGTAGAATGGGTCGGTTGCTTCGTCTTCATCGAGGAGGTCGTAGCCCAGCATCTTCCGTGCTTCGTTGACGCTGATGACTCCCTCTTGGCGTAGAGCGGCAATGGCCGCACCCTGTGAGCGGATGACCTCAGCCATAGCCTGTTCCTTGGATGGCCGTATGGTGTTGAATACGAAAACAAAGTCGCTGACGCCGAGCATTGGCAAAATCCGGTTGTTGACCAGTGATTGGATTCGATGGTGGTACGACTCCACCACATCGTACCACGCTTCTAACTGAGATTCAGGGTTGCTCAATTTGCCGGTCTGAACCCAGCCCAATTTCATTGGCGGGATGCCGAACACAGCACAGATTTCCTCTCGGTAGTAGTACAACAGGTCGAGGTGCTGACCGTCCTTAACGGAGTCGATAAGCCGGTGGGTTTGGAATCCACTTCCACCGTTGACAGCGACCAGTCCAAACGGTGATTTGCCACCGCTCAATTGCTGTTCCAGCATGGCGAGCATGGTCTTCATCTCACTGTTGCTGATGTCGCCGACATTCAAGATGGTCTTGGGTAGGGTTCCTGTGAACATCTCGTTGATGTAGTTCGACAGGTTCAATTGACCAGCAATCGTTTGCATCAGAGGGATGAGTGGGGAGGTGCCGTAGCCACGCCCCTGCTTGTACTTGCTGATGTGCAGAATCTTGTCGCTGGAGAATCGGCGGGTGTCGCCGTTCAATTGCTGGATGTAGGCCATTTCAGGAGGTGGTGGTAGGCGAGCGTGGGGGAGGATTTCGATGGTGTCGGCAGGTACATTCCAAATGGACGATAACTTGCCGCCGAAGGACCAGTCTTGCCCCTCGTTGCTCGACTTGTCAGCACTGCCGTCCAGTTCAAGGTAGGCGTCGCCGAAGAGGCACAGGTCGTAGACGAGGGTCTCCAGCCATTCGTCGCCCATGTCCTCAGGGTTGGGCATCGAGAAGAATAGGTTGAGGCGGTCACGGTCTGCTTGGTTGCCTTTGTCGACGCCGTCAGCGAGGTCGAACCTGTACCCGTTGCCGAGTACATCGTCCACGGTGCGTCGGAGAATAGCGGCGATGACCTCAGACTTCATGCTGATTTCACGCAAAACGGAGTACGATACACGGGGTGAAGCACCTTGTGACTTGGAACCAGTGCGCCGGTCAACCGTTGTACTGGAGCCTATCGTAGACAACGAGGCGAGTGCCTTGAAGTCTGTAGCCAAGTCAGTAGTCTCAGCCTGAGGTGACGCTCTTCCTCGGAACAACCCGAACCGCCGTCTCCGCTCCGCCATGATTCAAGCGTGTTGTCACTGGTTCATAACGGTGCTCATTCGGGTAGGTCCACATCAGCCGGCTTGCGTACATCGTTTCGTTGCATGACCATCTCGTGCTCATGCTGAGCAGATGCTCGCTCAAGTTCGTGCTTGGTTCGCATGACGATTAACTGACCCTCAACCTCGTGGTTGGGCGTCATCAATTGGATGTCGGTTGTGGTCTCCTGTTTGAACAGGTCGAGTAGGTTGGTGATGATGAGCAGAGCCGGACCACCGACGATACCTATCACGGTCAATTGGTTCTCAGTGATTTCAATTCCATTGACCACTGACTGGTACACTGCGAGGCTGGCGAAGGAGACCCAAGCCAGTACAATCGGTACCGATACAAACCAAAACAATCTCTTTGTTGATGCCATTTTCTTTCTCCCCCTATACCATGTGGCTAATGCCGAGTGATGCCGCCAAAATTGCCCCTGTGACGGCGATGAGTCTGTTGAGACCTGCCTTAACGAGTTCGTTAATGCCGGACTTGAATTCCATGAGGTCGTCGATGTCTGCTCGGGCCTTGACCTGCTCCGTCTTGATTTCAGCAATGTCGTCTGCGATGTGTGCCAAGTGGTTATCACGGATAGTGACAACATCAGCGCGCAGTCCTTTGACCATCTCAAGAAGGACCGTCGAGTCGCCTGCCATGACCTGAATGGTCCCCATAGGTGGTTAATGAGCCTTGAGATGAGGTAGCCCCAAATGGCGGAAATCAATAGTATAAAAACATAAAGACTATATACCCCCATCTCATCTCCCTCATGCACCGAAGGTGCGCATCTCCGGCGTATTGTTGTCGCCGCCAATCTCCTGAGCAAGGCGAGCGTAGAGCAAGGCGTGGAACGCGTGGTCGTCGCCATCTCTTCCGTACTTGGTCAGGGTCTGACCTCGCACCGGACGGAAGTTCTTCTCGTCGGTCTCAGCGGAACTCGTCAGGGAGCACCATTCGTGGGCCACCCAAGCCAAGGATTCGTCACCGTAGGGCAAGGACACCTCTTTGTTCTTGATGGCCTCTACGGTCTGCTCCACATAGGTCGTACGGTCCACGACGCACATGTAGATGAGGTTCCGGTTGTTGTCTCGCTTCTTGTACTCGTAGGGCCTCATTGGCCTCGACGAGTAGTAGCACGAGCGGACACGGTCTCCGAACTCCTGTTGCAGTTCCTTGACCTGCCGAGCACCGTACCCAATGTCAGCCACGACCTGAGTGCAATTGTAGTCGGTTATCATCTGCTTGAGAATCTCCACCTCATCGCCTTCGCCACTGTCACGGCTGTTCAATTTGACGGCGTTGAGGATGTTGCCCCTATTGTCCATGATAACCACAGTCGTCTCCTTCCCCCAGTCAATACCCATGAAGGTCTCCGTCGGAGGCGTGACACCCCTGACCACATCCCGCTCTCGGTCAAATGTCGGGAGCACCTCGTCGAATGTGAGCGGCTTGGTCGAACCAGCAAAGAACTCGCCGAGCACTTCGTTGGCGAATCGGCGCGGGGTGTAGGTCTCCTTTTTCTGTGCTATATCGGCGTCGCTAATGTCGGGGTGCATGCGCTGGCTGATGTGGTAGCCGATGATGCCTGCCTTGGTTCCTCCGTGGCTCCATGTGCCAGTCTCCTCGTCCCACTCACCCTTCGTCGACTTCTCCCACAGGCGCCAAAATTCGGACCCCTGCTCACGAGCAGTACCGGAGATGACGACCCACTTGTAGTCCGACTGAGCGAGCATCTCGATGAGCATCGGGAGCACATCGCCGTCGCTGTCTTGGTATTCGTCGATACAGCACAAATCGGCCTCGATACCCAGCAGGGCGTGAGCGTCACCCCAATTGGAGTAGGCGTACAGGTGGTTGAGCGTCTTGGCCCCCACATCGAATGTTTGGTGGCTGACCGACGACTTGAGCCTCGACTTCATTAGGCACCCGTTGTTGATTGAACCCATCATGGCGCCGTTCAACCGCTCCTCAACGAACCTCGTGACCTGAGGCTGTCGAGGGGCCGTGTAGACGGCGTTGAAGTACGGGATGTTGAGCAGGCCGTAGAGGAGCAGGTTGCATATCGTCTCGGTCTTCTCGACCTTGCGAGAGCACTTGAGCACAATCATCTTGGTGCGGTCATTCTTCTCAGCGGCTCCGAAGTGCCTGTAGATTTCCTCAAGGTATGGGCGAGCGTCCAGCCTGAACGGCTTGCCGTCAATCGTTCGGAAGTAGCACGACCAACGGTCAGGGTACATCGCTATCTCACGCGCTTGCTCAGTCGTCAACCTGCCGGTCTCACCCTCTGCCATACCCCGTGAGGGGCAGGCGGGGTTTGAAACGGTTCCGCTGTTCACGCAAGGGTTTGAAGGAACCCTTCGACCCACTGTGGGCCAAAGACTTCGGACGCTGGTAGGTCAGCCCATGCAAATCGTGTGACACCGTCGTGGCCGTGCAGGCCACCGTGAATGGTGGCGGCTTGGGTCTGCGGGCGTGTGTACTGCTGGACGGTGTGTAGGCCGTTGCTGTCTTTAATGACCATGAAGCCGTTGGTATCGGCAAGGGTCACTACTTGGAACGCATATTTGGTTCCCGCACCATCAATGGTTGCGTAGTAGACTTCGTTCTGTTCAAATCGGGCTGGGGTTGTTTGTGCGTCGGGCATGTTTAATCGTAGGGGGTACCCCTATTAAAGGTTTTCGGATATAGGTACAAGAGTTCTCATGTTGTCAGGCCAGCGAGATGAGAGGAACCAGTAGTTCCCACAGCCACCCTGAGATTGAGGACCACATATCACGACTGCGTTGGGCCACGCTGAGCCGTCTCCAAGGGTCATACAGTCCATTGGACCATGCCTGCCGCAGTTCGGGCAGTACGGGAGCGTTCCGATGCCTGTGACGGGCACCTCACGGCTCTGAGCGCCAATGGATGGGTTGGTCGGCGCAATCACCGTGCGAGGCACTGGTTGGTTCAGCATCCAGCGAGTCAAACAGATGCACCTCGGATGATTTTCTTGACCGTTCGGTCTTGCTTGGTTGAGAGTGTCAAGCCCTTGTTCAATCGAGCAGTGATGCTCTCCATGAAAGACTGCTCCCAATCGTTGAGCACACCGCGTGGGATGGCTTCGATTGCATTGAGCGTATCGGTGTCGATAGTGAGTGTGCCGTCGACTTTGTTCTCAAGGAAGGTCAGGTTGGACTGGTTCCATCCACGGAGGTTGTCAGGGCCGTAGGTCCGTAGGGCCATCTCGACTGATGCCACATTGGCCATGTCAGCGACGGTCAGGATTCCAGCGTCGTACGCGTTCTCCATCTTGACTCGGAAGGCGTTGGCCATTGTCGTGCGCATGGTGCGCCTGTGAGCGGCCTCAGCGTACATACGGCTTCGCTCACCAGCCTCCTTGGACATGTCATCTTTGAACTTGGTGACGAGTGTCCTGATACCCACCTCGTAGGCGCTCTTGAAGTCCTTGTGAGCGTCCGTCTTGACGCTGAGGTACCCTCGGGCATCCAGCCCTCGCTTGATGGCGTTGTAGCGTGCCTCAGGGGACCGCTGTCGGAACGATGGTCGAGTGATGGTGTTGAGGTGGTGAATCACGGCATCCTTGGCGTCCATCATCTCGGCGCTCTGCGGGTGCTCTCGCTTCCACTGTGAGGCGAAGAAGGCTTCTTTTGCTTCTCGCATAGCGCTTCGGAGGAAGTCACGCTTGGCGTCACCGGTCAGGCCGTTGATGCCGTCGGTTGTGATTTCAATGTGCTTGTGCACGCATTCGTTGCCGACGATTATGTCAACCGCTTGCACATCGTCCACGATGTGGCAGGCCTCGCGGA